ACATCAAGCCAGGCGACTGGGTGGTCTTCGGTCGCTATGCGGGGCAGAAATTCGAGTTCAAGGGCGTGAAGCTGCTGCTGATCGACGACGACGCGATCATGGCGAAGGCTGAAAGCGCCGACGGCTTTCGCGTGTACCTCTAATCATTCAAGGAGAAGTGAATGCACTACAAGAACGGACGTGAAGCGAAGAACGGCGACAAGGTGGTGCTGCTCCCGAGTTTCGGCTCTCCAGTGATCGGCATTCTCTACGACGCGACGGCGGGCAACGACTTCTGCAACGGACGCATCGCGCCGACCAGCCCGAACGATCCGTTCCCGAACCTCAAGGAGTGCCTGCACTTGGACGACGTGCTCAAGGCGCTGCCAGCAGAAGTACCGGACAGCTCGAAGCTCTAGTTCCGCGTCACACGCGGCGGCAGTCGGCTCCGTCAAATCGCAAGGCCGGCACACACCGAGGCGCATTCCGCGTTCCCGGGAGACACACGTCAATTGACGGAGGTTTCACATGGCAGGTGAACGAGACGGCGACGATCTGAACGATCCGAGTCTACTGCAGGGCGACGACGGGGACGAGAGCCTCGACGACGGCACGAACACCGATGGCGACTTGCCCGAGAAGGACGACAGGGACGGTGACGGCAAGGAGCCCAAGGCGAGGAAGGACGACGACGCCGGTTTCGAGATCGTCATCGAGGAAGGCGCCGAAGCAGCGGATGACGGCGCGCTCGAGACCGATGATGACGACGGCACCGAAGACGCCAAGGAGAAGCACTCCAAGGCGGTGCGCGCGCGCATCGAGCGCGAGCGGCGCATCGCGCGCCAGGCCAGGGCGCAGGCCGACGCAGAACGCGGAGCGCGCATTCAAGCCGAGCAGCGGTCCATCAGGGTGCAGAAGGAAGCGCTCGAAACGATGGAGGCGGCGCTGGATGCCGCCATGCCGGCGACCTTGGATCAGTTGAAGAAGGCCAAGGAAGACGGCAAGACCGACGACGAGATCAGGCTCCAGAACACGCTTGCCAGGCAGCACGCGCAGAAGGACGGGCTGGAGCGCGCGAAGCGCCAGCTCGTCGAGGACGAGGAGAAGGTCAAGCAGTCGGCGGCCGCTCGCCCCCCGAGCCAGTTGGCGCAGGACTGGAAGCGTCGCAATCCGTGGTACGGGCATGATCGCTACGGCGAGCAGTCGGGGCTGACGCAGACCATCGACCGGCAGGTGAAGGCGGCGGGCTTCGACCCGGACGATCCCGAGTACTACGCGGAGCTTGATCGTCGCATTCGCCGGCGCATGCCGGAACTGCAGCGTTTCCAAAGCGGTGGGCAGCAGCAGCGCCAGCCGCAAAGGCGCGATCCCGCTGGTGCGGTTGTACGCCGCGGTGCGCCAGCCGAACGCGACAACGGCGTCAAAAAGGGCCGTGTGGTGCTCAACCGAGCAGACCTTGAGAACATGAGGACGTTCGGCATGGACCCGAAGAACCCGGCGCACCAGAAAGAGTACGCGCAGCAAAAGATGGGAGGCGACAATGCGTAACGCATCAGCAGGAACCGAAGTACCCGAGCGCGTCGTCAAGAGCACCAAGCGCGGGAGAGGCAGGGCGAAGCAGGTAGACCCGAGAGCCCGCGAGTCTCGGGCGCAGGTCGAGCGCGCGGTGGAGCATGACCGCGTGGTGGAGGACAAGCCCTATGTGCAGCCGACCTCGCTCGAGGCCCCCGGAGCAAGACCAGGCTACGGCCAGCGGTGGGTGCACGCAGGCGTCGAGGGCAGGTGGGATGCCAAGAACTGGGCCCGCAAGCAGCGCGACGGATGGGTGCCAAGGCAGTCGAGCACGGTGGCCAAGAACTTCCAGGTGCCGCGCATCGACACCGGGCGCTTCGCCGGGTGCATCGGCGTGGAGGGCATGATCCTCTGCGAGAAGCCCCTTGGAGAGATCAAGAAGCGCCGGGATTTCTACAAGGACAAGCGCGTCAAGGCGACCAACGCGGTGAACGACGACATCCGGCGCGTGAACAAGGGCGCCGGCGGTGGTTTCGGGCCGATCCGCAAGGCCGAGACCTCGCAACTTGTGCGCGAGCAGTCCGGTGCAGGCCAAGCGGCCGAGGCCGACATCGAGTTGTGAACTAAGTTCCGTAGTAGCGGTCAGAAACAAGGGGGTGGTCTGCGCGATGCGTGGGCCACCCGCCAGTCCGTAGTCGGCAGCGGTCAAGTGCCGTCCATCACTGCAGGGGCGTCCTAGCCCGGTGCAGGCGTAGCCCCAACGGGGCCATTGCGCATTCGAGACCCATGCCGCTGCATTTCGGCGGCTCAGCTTGCGCGAACGCTTTCCCAACTGATTCAAGGAGCTTCTCATGGCAAACAGGGACGCCCCACTGGGGTTCCAGCCCTATCGCCACCTTGGAGGGGGAGTGATTCGTGCAAGCGGGGCCTACAAGATTTCGTCCGCTTACGCAGTCAACCTCTTCAGGGGCGACGCAGTGGTTCTGACTTCCGGCTTTCTGGCGATCGGCGCGCAGGATTCCGCCACCTTCGTCGGTGTCTTCGCCGGCTGCCAGTACCGAACGGCCGACGGCGAGACCAAGTGGTCCCCGTACTGGCCGGCCAGCACGGTCACGCTGAATAGCGAGGCCGCGCAGGCGTTCGTATACGACGACCCGATGATCTCCTACAAGGTGCAGACCGACACCGACACCGCGTATGTGGACGCGACCCACAAGGGTACGTCCTACGACATCGAGCTCGATCATGCCGGCAGCACGATCACCGGCCTCTCGGGCATGGAGATCGACCTCGGCGACACCGGCACCGGCCAGATCAAGATCATCGGTCTGATCGACGAGCCGGGCAACGCCGCTGGCGTGAACGCGAAGGTCGAGGTTCTGATCGACACCGCGTTCCTGAAGGCATAAGGGGGCTGACATGGCAATGAACAGAGCAACGAACAGGAAGCAGCTCCAAGAAGGCCTCAACGCGGTGTTCGGGCTGACCTACAAGAGCCTGGACGAACCGTGGCGCCGGTACATGACGGTCGAGAGCGAAGGTCGCAAGGCCTACGTCGAGGACGTGATGATGTACGGCAGCGACGTTCCGGGCGTGAAGATCGAAGGCGCTCCGGTCGCGTACACCGAAGGTGGCGAGAGCTACGTCGCGCGGTACGTGTTCGAGACGATCGCGCTGGCGTTTGCGATCACCGAGGAGGCGGAAGAAGACGGTCTCTACGGCTCGATCGGCGCGAAGATGGCGAAGTCGATGGCGAGGGCGTTCAAGCATGCCAAGAACATCAAGGCGGCGAACATCCTCAACAACGGCTTCGACTCGACGTTCCCAGGCGGTGACGGGGTGGAACTTTTCTCCCTCGTGCATCCGACCGTGTCGGGCAGCATGGCCAACGAGCTGACGACCGCAGCGGATCTTTCGGAAACGTCGGCCGAGGACATACTGATCCTCATCCACGACATGGAGGACGACCGGGGCATCCCGTGCAACCTGTCGGCGAAAACGCTCGTCATTCCGAGCGCCCTGATGTTCACGGCGGCAAGGCTCTTCAGGTCGCCGCTGCGTTCGGGCACCGCGGAGAACGACCTCAACGCCTTCAAGGAGCTGAACATGCTCCAGAACGCTCCGGTGGTGGACAAGAACCTCACCGACCCGGACTCCTGGTTCATCGCCACCGACTCCGATGACGGCCTGAAGCACATCGTTCGCAAGGCCATCCACGGAAAGGTGGAGGGCGATTTCGAGACCGGCAACATGCGGTTTCGGAAGCGCGAGCGGTACATCAATGGCTGGTCGAACTGGCGAGGAGCCGTAGGATCGTCAGGCAACGGCTGAGGATTGAGAGCCGTTTGAAGTAAAGACGGGGGCCTCGGTTGAAAGGCTGAGGCTCCTTTTTTGAGCCGCTACGGGAAATATGCTGTACAATAAAATGCGTGACGGTTCAAAAAAGAAGTGGAGTGGGGCAGCGACTGCTGGCGGCGGCCATTGCAGTGCATGGCGGGCGCTACGACTACTCGCGCGTCGCCTATCTGCATTCGGAGCAGAAGGTGGAAATCATCTGCCCAGTGCACGGTTCGTTCTTCCAGTACTTGAACAGCCACGCCAGGGGGCACGGGTGCGATGCCTGCGCGAGACCTTTACGTGCGCGCGGGAAGACCGCCTACGCTTGGGATGCGAATCGCGCGCGCATCGAGAAGACGCTGCAGCAGCGTTGCTTGAGCATCGACCTCTTGCTCGAGACGCCGGTCAAGTTACACACGCCGGTCACGGTAACGTGCCAGGAGCACGGGCCGTACGCAGGATCAATCTTCGGCCTGTGGAAGGGACAGGGCTGCTGGAAGTGCTACGTCGCTCGACGTGCCGGGCAGGGGATGCGAGCCGTGGCTGCGCAGACCTTCATCGAGAAGGCGAAAGCGAAGCACGGCAAGAGCTTCGACTACTCGGCGGTGAAGTACGACAAGTCGAGCCGCAAGGTCGAGATCGTCTGTCCGAAGCACGGGCCGTTTCGGATGTCGCCGAACAATCACTTGAAGGGCGAGGTCTGTCCGACGTGCGCCAAGCAGATGTCGGCGGCCGAGAAGAGGCTCTTCGAGTTCGTGCTGGCTGCCTGCCCGGATGCGAAGACCAGGGTGCGCGGGGTCGTGGAGCGCTACGAGCTCGACATCTACGTGCCCTCGAAAGCTCTGGCGATCGAGTACAACGGCATCTTCTGGCATTCGGTGAAGGTGAACCCGGATCGCCAACATTTGGCGAAGAAACAGCGGGCCGCGCAAGAGGTCGGGATTCGCTTGATCCACGTCCTCGAATCGGAGTTCGAGCACAAGGAGGCGCTGGTCTACCGGATGATCTCGCACGCCTTGGGCGCATCCGTGGGGGCGCGGGTCTTCGCCAGGAAGTGCGTGGTGAGTCTCGGCGAGCCATCGGAGTACAAGGGCTTCTTCGACGCGAACCATCATCAGGGTTTCGCGCTGCGCGGCGGGAAGGTGTACGCGCTGAAGATGTTGGACGGAACGCCGGTGGCCGCATTGCATGTGGCGCCGCCGAAGTTCTACGGGGACGCCAAGGATCGCGCCCACGGGGTTCTGGAAGTGGTGCGCTACGCCACGTCTGCGGTGGTGGTCGGGGGCCTGACGCGGCTCCTCGCGGCCGTCATCAAGCACGCCGGGCCAGAGCGGCTGGTGTCCTACGTGGACAATCGCTGGTTCACGGGAAGAGCCTACAAGGCAGCGGGATTCGAGAAGGTGGGCGATGGAACTCCAGGGATGATGGTGTTCGACAAGCGCCTGCATCCCAAGCATCGCGCCGCGCTCACGAAGCCGCGGCTCAGGCTGGCGCTCGGAGAGCGTTTCGACGTGACGAAAACGCAGATCGAGCTCGCGGCGATGGCTGGCTACCACGTCCTCTTCGACTGCGGTTCGAGCAAGTACGAATTCAAGAGCAACAGGCTGCCCTCGCCATAAGCGTAGGCAGTTGCAGTACGTAGTTAATCAAGCCGGCCTAGAGCCGGCTTTTGTTTGACCTCATCTCTGAGGTTTTCTACGGACCCTCGCAAAGGGTTCAGAGGAGCTTTGCAATGCAACCGACAATGAGCAACTACCCGAACGGCTTCAACGGCGGCGTCCTGGTTCGCGGAATGCCGCTTCTCAACATGTACGCGAAGAACGTGCTGTGGGTGGATTCCACCAGCGGCGTGACAGGCAAGGGCGAGTACAAGCGCCCCTTTACCACGCTGCAGGCGGCGAACGACGCGGCCGATTCCGACGACACCGTCATCATCAAGCCCGGCCATACCGAGACCATCACCGGCGTCGGCGGCCTGACCTTCGACGTTCCCGGCCTCAGCGTCTATGCTCTTGGCCAGCGCTCGCGGCGCGCGCGCTTCCTGATGGACGGCGCGAATACCGTCACGGCAGCCGTGACCGGCGCCGGTGTGAGTCTGCACAACATCCAGTTCGCGGCTGGCCACGCCGACGTTGCGACATGCTTCAACGTGCAGGCGAATGGCTTCGGCCTGTTCGGCTGCGGCTTCAGCGAAAACATCACGGCCGAGAACTTCCTCGGCATCGTGACATCCGGTTCGGCCACCGACAACTTGGCCGACGGCATGACCCTGAACGGCAACAAGTGGATCTCGCTGGATGCGGCGGCGCTGAACTTCCTGGCGCACACCGGCCACTTGGACGACCTGGAAGTGGTCGGCAACATCGTGGTCCTGAAGGGCGGCACCAATTCGGCTCTCATCAAGTCCACTGCGGGCGACCTGTTCCGCGGCGCGTCGATCCTCGGCAACTTCCTGCAGCACGCCATGACGGCGAACGAGCTGCTGGTGAACAACGATGGCTCGACCAACAGCGGCGTCATCGCGCACAACCGCGTGAGACACGCCGACGTGACCACGACCCACGACCTGGGCATCGACGCTCTCGGTTGCTCGCTGTTCGACAACCTCTCGACCTCGGTGGACAACCTCTCCGGCTTCGTTCTCCCGGCGATTGACTCTAACGGGTAATAGTCGCATCACGATCCGCCCTTGGGCCTGCAATCGGCCCTGGGGCGTTTCTCATGCTTGGAGCATGGCATGGATATCAAGAGAAAACGCCTAGCTGAAGCGGCGTGGCGCGCAGCCAATCCAGAGAGAGTGAAGGCGCATGCCGCAAAGTACCTCTCTGCCAATAAGGAACTGGCTCGTATGGCGACTGCAGCGTGGCGAACAGCTAATCTCGAGAAGGTCAAGGCGTTTGCAAAAAGGTGGCGCGCCGCCAATCTTGAGAAGTTGAAGCAAAAAGACGCCAAGCGTTACGAAGCGCACAAAGCCAGGAGGCTGGCTTACCAGAAAGAATGGCGCGCAGCCAACCCGGATGCGAAGCGCTTCTACAAGGCGACGCGCCGCGCTCAGAAGTCTGCCGCTGGTGGAACTCACAAGAAAGCAGACATCGTGGCGCTCAAAGGCTTGCAGCGTGGATTGTGCGCTGTGTGCCGCGAACCATTGGCCGGGGGTCATCACCTTGACCACATCGTCCCATTGGCCGCTGGCGGCACGAACGACAAGTACAACCTTCAACTCCTATGCGCCATCTGCAATTGCAGCAAGGGCGCCAAGGACCCGATCAAGTTCATGCAAGCAAGAGGATTCTTGCTTTAGATAGGAGAGTCGCATGTCGATAAAGCCCCGTCGCATCTTTTTTACACCGCACGCTCCGGATCTGGACGGCATCTGCCTGGCACAGCAAAGAGTGGGTGCCGGTGCCCTGACGATCAACGGTGCAGATGCTGTCGCTGGCGTGGCGAGTTTCGCTGCCGCTGGCGAATACGAGCGTGTCGGCTACCAAGTCAGCATTCAATCAGCAGGGAACCTGTCGGGTGTCAACTTCACGATCACCGGAACGGACGCCGAGGGCAAGGCGCTATCCGAAGTGGTGGCCGGCCCGAACATCACCACGGTCGAGAGCCTCGGCTACTTCAGGACCGTCACCAGCGTCACAGTGAGCGGCACCATAGCCACGGATGCCAACCTCGGCACGGTGGACGAGTTCGTTACCGCCCCCTTCGTTCTCGATCTGTATGCGCCCTACACCAGCATTGCGGTGGACATCAGCGGAACCATCGACTACTCGGTGCAGAAGTGCTTCGAGCGGTTGACTGCCGGGCAGACGGCAAATTGGGTCGCTGGCGGACTTACCGCGCAGACGGCGGACGGCAATACGGCATACACGCAAGCGACCGGCGCAATCCGGGTCGTTGGCAATTCGTTCACCGCCACTGCCACCGTTGGCATGAACATCGCGCAGGCGAACCCATAAGGAGCTCATCATGGCCGTCAGAAAGCCTGTTGTAGTACATCTCAACGACGACGCGGTGCGCGTAACCTGGAGCGGCATTGCGCTGGGCGACACCTGCGATCCCTACGAAGGGATGTCGGAGTATGGCGACCGCTCCGTGCAGTTCACCGGCACGTTCGCCGCGACGATTGCGCTGCATGGCTCGAACGACGGCGCCAACTTCGAGACGCTGACCGACCCGCTCGGGGTGGCGATCTAGCGCACGTCCGCAGGCTTGAAGCAGGTCATGGAGTTCACGCCTTCGATCAAACCCGTACTCACCGGCGGCGATGGCACTACCAACATCACCGCCACCGCATGCGCGAAGCGCGCTAGGAGATGAGCATGAGCCCAGAAGTGAAACAGGCCGTGGAGTCCATCAAGCCTCTCGCGCACGGCTACCGGGCCGTTCTGGTCATCGCCGAGGAGTTGGAGAAGATCGGGGCCGCAAATAAGTTGCGCGCCATGATGCGCAAAGCGGAGAACCGACCACACAAGGGGTCTCTGGGGTATCGGCACTCGCCGGAGACTTTGGCTTTGATTAGCAGCAAGCTCATGGGTCGCGTTGGATACTGGAAGGGAAGGAAGCGTGATCCGCGAACGGTGGAGAAAATTCGCGCGGCCAAGCTCGCCAATCCCACGCGCTACTGGCTTGGGAAGAAGCGTGACCCAGCGACCACCGCCAAGGCGAATGCAACAAAAGCGATCCGTGGTGTGCCGAGACCGCCGGATCACATCATAGAAGCACTGAAGATCAGCGGAGCCGCATCGGCAGCCAAGCGACGCAAGCCGATCAAGTGTGTGCAGACGGGCATCTCGTATGAGTCGTGTCGAGCGGCAGCTATTGATCTAGGTTTTCACATCACCAGCATTAGAAAGGTGGCTGCTGGCCAACGCAAACAGATTCGCGGCATGGAGTTCGTTTACGCATGAGCACATCAGGTCTATACAACTTCGCGCCAGATTACGGTGACGTGGTCGAGGAAGCCTTCGAGAAAATCCAGAAGGATCCCGCCAAGCTCACGCGCCAGCACTTCACGTCCGCCCTGCGCTCGATCAACCTGATGTTCGTCGAGTGGGGCAACCGCGGCGTGCATCTATTCACGGTCGAGGAGTTTACCCAGACGCTCACCGTGAGCGATGGGGACTACGCGGCGCCCACCGGAACCTTGGCCATCCTCGAGGCCGTGATCCGTCGCAGCGACGTTGACACGGCCGTGCACCACATGACGCGGGACCAGTACCACATGATCCCCGACAAGACCGCCGAGGGGCTGCCGAGCGGCATCTGGTATGACCGCAAGGCTGGCTCGTACAAGCTCTGGCAGGTGCCGGAGAACTCGACCGACGTGCTTCGTGCTTACCGCGTGCGGCAGATCCAAACGGCGACTGCTGGGCAGGAGACGCCCGACGTGCCGTTCCTGTGGTGGGACGCGCTTGCTGGCGGTCTTGCTGCCCGCCTTGCCGAGAAGTGGGCTGCAGATCGGCAGGACAAGCTTGAACTGAAGGCCGAGCGCGCCTTCAAGCTCGCCAAAGGCGAGGACAGAGAGAGAAGCGATACGTCTTTCGGGATAGGTACGTACTGATGCGCTTGAGCGGCGTCTACGTCATCCTGAACCGCGTCACAGGGGAGATGTACGTCGGGGCCTCGCACAACATCACGAAGCGATGGAACAGGCACCGCGGGTCGCTGCATTCAGGCGGGCACCACTGCAAGCCTCTGATGAAAGCGTGGCGCGAGTACGGTCAGGGCGCGTTCACATTCATGATGCTCGAATGCGTGGAGCCGGCGAGAAACAGAGAGGCTGAGCAACGCTACCTCGATACCGGCAAATACACCTACAACGTCACAAAGTGCGCCAGTGGCCACAGCAGTTTGGGAATGGTGCATACCGACGAGACAAGGCGCAAGGTGGGTGCAGCGTCGAAACTCAAATGGCAAAAACACCGCAGCAAAATGATTGCCGCGCAACGTTCCGTGCCCATTTCCAGCGCGCAGAGATCGGAGGCAGCACGCGCACTGTGGGCAAATCCCATCTACCGCGAGCGCGCAGTCGCGGCTCGTAAAGGCAACGCCTACAGCAAGGGCTACCGCTGCACGCCTGCGCAGACAGAGAACCGGCGCCGCGCCGCGCGCATCTCGAACATGAAGCGCAACTACGGAGACGGTTGGCGCGGAGAGTATGCGCGTCGTTACCCGCAACACGCGCATGAGGTAGCAGCTTGAAATTCGCTAGCGGAAAAAATGCACTTTCGTACTGCGATGCGTGCGGTATGCAGTACCCCTACCGCCTGCTCGTCCACGACGGCTACAACCCGAAGTTGCGCGTGCATCCGAGTTGCAGGGACGAACCGCATCCAGCAGAGAAGCCCGTGAGACTGGACGAGGGCATCGCGCTGAAGAACCCGAGACCGGATCGGGACGACGACTCGCCCGGTACTGCGGTTGACCACAGCGGCACGGCGCAGGCTGGAAGCGCGAACTCGCTCACGCTGGCGACGAATGCTTCGAGCGTGGCGAGCGACTACATCAACGGCACGCTGGCGCTGACCGGAGGGGCTGGAAGCGAGCAGTCGCGGACGATCTTGGGCTACAACGGATCGACGAAGGTGGCTCAAGTCGCAACCTGGAACGCCGGGTATCTGAGTCTGTCCGGCACTTCCGGCAACTACGCCAGCACGCCGGATAGCGCGGCAGTGTCGATCACGGGGGATATCGATATCAGGGTGAAAGTGGCGATGGATGACTGGACGCCAGGAAGCCTGTCCAATGTGCTAGTAGGCAAATATGGCGCCCAAGGACAGTGGGCATATGCGCTTACGGTAAGTTCTGATGGACCAGGGCTATTGTCCTTTCATGGCTCAGTTGATGGGTCTACCCAAAGTGTGCTTAGTAGTAGCGTTCCCACAGGCTTCGTGAATGGGTCGCCACACTGGGTCCGGGTGACTCGGAGTGCTACTGAGCTGAAGTTTTATACAAGTGAGGACGGAGTAACTTGGACACAACTTGGCACAGACCAAATGTTCGGTTTTGCAGGCTCAATTTTCGATAGCACTGCCGCGTTGCGAGTCTGGGCCTGGGAGTATGACTCTCGTGCGTTTAGTGGCAAGGTCTACTACGCCGAACTCCGCAACGGCATCGACGGCACCGTAGTCGCCAAGTTCGATCCGAACAATGACCGAGGCACGTCAGATACCTCATTCACGTCTTCGACTGGCGAAGTCTGGACGATCAACCAGAGCGGTAGCCCGGCCGCTGAGTTGATAGCTGGCATACCCAATGCCACCACCGAGTACACCGTCACCGTACCAGACACCCTGGCCGAGGCCATGGGATTCACCAACAGCTTCGGAGGCGCAACGTAATGGCCAGCTCGTTCACGCTCGCTACTCTGAAGGCTGCGCTCCAAGATCACGTCGTCGATGAAGGCACACCGCTCTCCGACAACCTGAGCATGTTGATCCAACTCGGCGAGGACCGCGTGCTGAAGGATCTCCCGCTCACGATCTTCGATGACCGTGGAAACGTGACCGTCACGGCTGGAACGCAGACGGCCACCAAGCCCACTGGGGCCATTGTCACGCGCGAGTTGTACTACGTGAGTGCCGCCGTCAGGTACTTCTTGAGAAAACGCACGCAGGAATTCTGCAACGCCTACGCGCCAAACACCACGCAGGCGGCGCCGAAGTACTTCGCCGACGACTACTCGACGACGACGTATCTCATCTCACCGAACCCGAACCTGTCCGTGACTGCAGAGGCCTTGTTCACGAAGCGCCCGGCGAGTTTGGTGGCGGATACCACAGGGACGTGGCTCTCGAACAACGTGGGCGACGTTCTGCTGCACGCCTGCCTGATTTCGGTGGAGAAGTATAACCTGGCCGATGAGCGCGTGCCCCTCTGGAAAACGGAGTATGCGGCCCTGCTGGCTTCAGCGCGGGCCACCTTGAAAGACTTGCTGCCTGGAGAGCATTGATGAGTGACTCATTCACGAATATTTTGCGCCTCCGCCAGCAGGAAGTGGGTGCGAACAGTTCTTCCTGGGGCACGCTGCTCTCCGCAGACCTCGAGATGATCGAGGACGCCATTGCAGGCCGTGCGTCGATCACGCACGACAACGCGGCGGCCTACACGCTCACCACGGCGAACGCCACGACCGACGAAGCGCGCAACATGATGCTGAACATCGGTGGGGCGCTCACCGCGGCGCGCAACACGGTGGTTCCCACGGCGAGCAAGCTCTACTTCGCCAAGAACGCGACCACGGGCGGTTTTGCGACCACGCTCAAGACCTCGGCCGGGACCGGCATTGAAATCCCGAACGGCAAGAGCACGGTCCTGATCTGCGACGGCACGAACGTCGTGGAGGCGATCGACTACCTCTCAGCCCTCACCGTGGGAGGCGCACTCACCGTTGGCGGCGCGGCGACGATTACCTCCGGCACCATCACCGGGATCACCGATCTTACGGTAGCGGATGGCGGCACAGGGAGATCCACTAGCACCACGGCTTACGGCCTTCTGGCCGCTGGCACCACGGCGACTGGCGCGCACCAGACCTTGGCCGCCGGCGCGACCACGGAGATTCTGGTGGGCGGAGGAGCCGCTGCGCTGCCTGCGTGGACGACAGCCACGGGCTCTGGAGCGCCGGTGCGCGCGACCTCACCGACCTTGGTGACGCCTGTACTCGGTGCGGCTACCGGCACGTCGCTTGCCCTTGGTGGTGGTACTGCCCTCACCACGACGAACCAGACGGGCACCGGCAGCCTGGTGCTGGCGACCAGCCCCACGCTGACCACGCCAGCCCTGGGCGTTGCCACGGCGACCAGCATCAACGGCCTGACCGTCACCACGTCCACGGGGACGCTGACCATCCCGAACGGCGTGACGATGACCGGCCCGGCGTCGAGCGCTACCGTGGCCTCGCTGAATATCGAGGACCAAGCGTTGACCGGCGGCGTCATCGTAACCTCGAAGTCCCTCGGCACGATCTCGAGCGGCACCGTGACGCCGGACCCCGGCGACCGGCCGTTGCAGCACTACACGAACGGCGGCGCGCACACGCTGGCGCCGAGCGCGAACGCCGGCAGCATCCTGGTGGACATCACGAACGATGCCTCGGCTGGTGCGATCACTACGAGCGGCTTCACCTTCGTCACCGGGGATGCCTTCACGACGACGAACGCTCAGAAGTTTCGGTGTCACATCAGCATCGGCAACGCAGGATCTCTGCTTTCGGTGACGGCCCTCCAATGATCCTGAAGCCCGACCGCAAGCTCTGGACGCCGCCGCGTAGCGTGGTCATGCCGCGCTCGTGGTTCAAGCAACGCGGGTTCTTCGTGCAGACTTGGAGACACTGATGTTCATGCCCGCGCCGCTCTTTCCTCGCCTCGTGCTCAACGTGAGTTTGGTGGACGATTACAACGTCTTCACGGCCGCAGGATCGCCAAGCGGCCCGGTGCGCGTAGTTGTGAAAATCGCGTCCGGTGCAGAGATCGGCAGTACGAGTACCTCGACCGCCGGTTTTATTTTTGGCAGCGGATGGCACATCGGCGCGAAGATCGAGGTGATCTGCAACGGCACCATCATGGGCAAGGGTGGCCAAGGTGGCACTGGCGAAGGTGCGAGTGTCTGCACACCGATCGCGGGCGTCAGTCCTACGGCTGGCGGCCCGGCGATCGACGCGACCGGGCTGCCTGCTGCCGGCATGGTGAAATTCACGAACAACGGCACCATCGCTGGTGGTGGCGGCGGCGGTGGCTTTGGTGGAGCCGGTTGTGTGCCGAGCGCTAGTTCCTGGGGCGGTGGTGGCGGCGGCAGCGGAAGAGGGAAAGCGACCACTGCAGGCGGGCCAGGCGGGCCTGCGAGTGGCAGTTCCAACAATTTTCCGGGGTCGCCAGGAGGCTCCGGTACTTCGGCCGTGCCTGGTGCCGGTGGGCTAGGCGGATCTGCACAAAACGATACTGGTGGTGGCGGCGGCGATTTCGGAGCCACCGGTGGTACTGGCCTCGCCAATGGGGCTCCGTACAATGCCGGCGCCGCAGCTGGTGCGGCAACTCTCGGCGATTCGAAGATCAACTTCGTCGTCGTGGGAACGATCACCGGAACTAGAAGCGGTTAAAGCGAACCGCCACTAGGCAATGCTGCGCATGCACCTAAAAGGTGAACTTGAAGCCGATGTGACCGGAGGTCATGCTCGGCAGGTCGTTTCCCGAGCCGAACGCCCCGGACTTCAGCCTGATTCGCTCGAGCGTGGCGTACACACTGCAACACGCCTTGGGGGAGAACTCCATCCCGATCCCAATGGCCGGAGTCCACTCGCGAACGGTAGACGACGTACCTGTGTGCTTGGCGTCGATGATATTGCCCGCAGGATCGCCAAGCGGGTCGGAGTCGTATATGAAGGTGTCCACCGCGGTATTGTAGCCGTACTGGATGCGGTAGGCGCTCGCAGTCCCGAACGCGGACCAGCGGTCGTTGATCTGGAACGCCAATTTGCCCGTGAGGCGAAAGCCGCCCAAGTCCCACTTCGCCTGCGTCCGGCCGGACGTGAGCGTGCCGACAAAGCCAGCTTCCTCTTTCTTGATGGTCCCGACCGCAAACGTCCCGGCTTCGAGCGAGAACTTGCCGAAGGTGTAACCCACCGCGATCTCTGCCGCCATGGCCGAGTCACCAGCCGAATTGTTGGAGAGTCCGGTGGAAATATACGGCCCCGCGTGAGCCGAAAAAGCTGTCGCGAGTACTACAACCAGCAGGGTGCGTTTCATGTGCGGTTCCTTTCATGGTTTTCGCGGCGGCACTTCAGGTATTCCTCGATTGCTCGCCGCATGTGTTCTGCAACGGAGATGTCGGTACGCTTTGCGAGGGCCCTAAGTTCTTTTAGCAAAGGTTCCGGCAAGAAAACGTGTGTGCGCTTCATGCCCCTATTAGGCACACAAATGACCATATTTGTCAACCCCAGGAGGTAATCGTGTTCGTCAAGATGTCCGTCATCATCGACGCTCAACCCGCCATCTCCGTCTTCGCGCAGCGGGAGCTGCCAGCGAAGGCGGCCTACCGCATCAGCAAACTCGTCAAGAAGCTCTCCAGCGAATACCGGGAGTTCGAGGGCGCGCGCAACAAGGCCATCTTGAAGTACGGGGTCAAGATGATGAAGAAACTCCCCGGTCAAGAGGTCGAGCGCGAGGTCACTGAGGTCACGCCGGAAAACGTGGCGGCCTTCAACGCCGAGATTCAGGCGCTCCTCGATTCCGAGGTCGAGCTTGAGGGCTGCGCGCGCATCGCCTTTTCCGACATCGAGCACCTGGCCCTGTCCCCGGCCGTGCTGAGTGATTTGGATTTCATCATCGAAGCGCCGGTCGAGGACAAGAAGGCCGCCTGATGGCTTTGGACCCATCCCCCCTCAAGGTCGCCCCCGGACTTTATACAATCTCTACTGACCGCGGCTCGGCCGGGCGCTGGAAAAACGCCGATCATGTGCGCTTCCGGCACGGCCTGCCAGAAAAAATTGGAGGCTGGTTAAAGTCTGGCATCACCACGTTCCTCGGCATGTGCCGCAAGCTGATCGACTGGCAATCGCTCTCCTTCGAGAAGTTCATCGGCTTGGGGACGCATCTCAAGCTCTACGTCTGGAAGGGCGGGACGTACTACAACATCACGCCGATCCGCGCCAGCGGCACGCTTGCTCTCAATCCTATCGACACGACCAACGGTTCTGCGGTGGTGAACATCAGCCACACTGCCCACGGCATTGATAACGATGGGACCTACGTTACGTTCGGCGGGGCGGCTGCAGTCGGCGGCATCACCATTGACGGCGAGTACACGGTCACGGAAGTCCTGGACGTGGACAACTACACCATCACGCATTCCGCTGCGGCGACGTCCACGGCGACCGGCGGTGGTGCTGTTGTGACCTACTCCTACGAGATCGATGTCGGGGAAGCGGATTCCGTTGCGGGACTAGGGTGGGGAGCGGGCTCCTGGAGCGAATCGACGTGGGGCACTCCGCGAACGCTGTCGAGCTTTCTCACGGCCGCGCGTATCTGGTCGTTGGACACCTGGGGCGAGGACATGATCGCCTGTCCGAGAGACGGCGGTATCTACGTGTGGGATACGAGCACCGGTACTGGAACGAGGGCGACGATTATCTCTGGAGCCCCTGCCGAGGCGAAGCAGATCATGGTCTCGCAGGAGAACCAGCACTTGATCGCTCTTGGTGCCCACAACGGGGTCGCTTTAGATCCGCTGCTCATTCGGTGGGCAACCAGCGAGGACTACACTGGCTGGACGCCGAGTTCCACGAACAGCGCCGGCCAGAAGCGGCTGAACACCGGACACGAGATCGTGGGCGGACTCAAGACGAGGAAGGAAATCCTCGTCTTCACGAACTCGCACTTGTGGAGCATGACGTTCATCGGGCCGCCGAACACATTCGCATGGGAACCATTGGGGTTGAATGGGGCGATTCGCGGGCCGAACGCGATGATCGAGGTCAATGGCGTCGTCTACTGGATGGGCGAGAAAGACTTCCACTACTACGACGGCGCCATTCACATCCTGGCGTGCGAAGTGCACCCCACCGTGTTCGGGAACAGCAACTTCATCCAGCGCGCGAAGACGTATGCGGGCTACAACCGGGACTTCGGGGAAATCTGGTGGTTCTACTGCTCTGCCGAGGCAACGGAAGTGGATCGCTACGTGACGTACAACGTCGAGGAGAAGCTGTGGAGCTTCGGCACGCTTGCGCGCACGGCTTTTGTGGGCGACAGCGACATCTTCCTGGTGCCCTACGCCACCGGAACGGATGGCTACCTCTACGACCACGAAACCGGAACTGACTCCGATGCCAGCGCGATCACCGCGACGCTGGAGAGCGGTGACGTGGAGATTCAGGAAGGCGGGATGCTGATGATCGTCACCAGCCTGATCCCCGACTTCGAGACGCTTACCGGCAGCGTGGACATGCGCCTGAAGGCTAAGAAGTACCCGCACAGTTCGAGTTACGACAGCGACAGCGGTGCTCTTGCAGTGACATCTGCCACCGAGTTCATCAATCCCCGTGTGAAGGGGCGGCAGGTCACGCTCTCGATCACGTCCGATGCGGTGGGAGATGCCTGGCGCATGGGAACGAACAGGATTGGGCTCAAGGCCTATGGCAAAAAGTAAATGAACATCAGCCTCGGCACGCTTGGTGATCGGATGGAAGGAACGGCGCTTGTCCAGAGACTTCGCCGGGTCATGCGCGACATCGAGCTGTCGTTCTCGAGGATTCCAGACAATGTGCGCTTGGTGTACGAGAAGACGCTGAACTTCGCGGCGCCCGGTGCCGTGCCGGGCATCACAGAGCAGACCGTGACCGTCGAAGGCGTGGAGTTGGGCGACACCGTTGTCGTGGGTTCCCCTGTTGCGGTGCCTGCTGGATTCCTTCCGCCGCTCGGCTACGTGTCGGCCGCGGGTACTTTGAAAGTGGTTTGGATACAGGTCTCCGGTGCGCCGGCTGACCCTGATGGTGCTGGCGGTCTCTACCGCTTCAACATTTGGAGACATTGAAAATGGCGACACTAGCGGAACTGTGGGCACAACAGCAGGTACAACCTGCCAGCGGGTATCCGATAGACCCGCAGACCGGGCAGCCCTATGACGCGCCAGTAGATCCTCAAGGCGGCGGTTACACAGGCGCTGTTGGGGATACTGCGCTTCCGCAACCGTACAGCCCCGGTATGGATGAGTTGCGACAGAAAGCAACATTTACTGGCACTCCAGCCATGCAGTGGGCACAAAGTAAGGCGGAGTTTCTGCCTTTCGGGGATCAGAGTCTAGGAATGGTCTTGTATGGCGGATTCATGGGCCCTGGCGGACAACCACAGTACAACGTCGGAAAGAATTGGATCGACGCCAATTTGGCGCAGATCGCTGCGAATGCGGGGCTGCCATCCGGTTTCGATTGGACCCCGTACCTCGCGCAAGCCGCGATGGATCATTACAACAAATTCGGGCAATACTACGATGCCCAAGCGTCGAACTACGCGCATCCTGTTACCGCTGCCGTACAGGCGGCTCTGTCCGATTATCCGCAATTGCAGGAGATGGCCAATCAAACCGTTCCCGGCACTCCGTTCTGGAATCAAGGGGAGGCCATCAGGGCGCAGCAGCAGGATGCGATCAGAACTGCGAGTAGAAAATTCGATCAAAACGCGGCCGTAACACTCGGTTCTTTTATGGCTGGCGGGGCTTTGCTCGCGGGTGGCGGTGCTGCTGCTGGAGAGTTGGGCGCTGGTGGTGGAGCCCTCACTGGAGAAAGCGCGGCCCTCGCAAGTAATATCGGCGGGGCCAGTGGATTGGGCCTTACGTCTGCCGAGGCTGCTGCGTTGGGTACTGGGGCCGCTTCTGTTGCGGCCCCCGCATTGGGCAGTGCCGCGCCTGTAGCTGGTGCGGGAGAAAGTTTCATTCCCGCAACGACAGGAAGCAACGTCACTGTGGGCGCGCTTGCTCCTGGCACAGCGCAGGGAATGGGCGCCGCGTTGCCAGCGCTGACTAGCGTTCCTGCTGGCGGCGCTCTTCAGGCGCTCACGAACGCCGCCGCCAGTGAAGCGGTGAAGGGCGCTTTGAGTCAAGAGGAAAAGGCCGCGATGGTGGAGTCCGGCACGACCGGCACGTATGGTGCCGCCATGGAAGCGGATGCGCTTGGCACCGGCTCTATCGACCAATACCTCAACTCGATGCCGCCTGCTACGCAAGGACTGCTCGCCCAACTCGGCCTTGGAAGCGCTGGCGAGGCGCTGACAAAGTTGATGAAGCTCGGCCTGCCCATCGCCACCATCGCCGGGCTCTTCGAGAAGCCGAACAATCCGCTGCTCGAGCCTATCGTGGATGCGGCGAAGAAAGCCATCGGTCAGGCCGACAAGTTCGCCGCGCTCGGCCCCATCGGTCTCACGCCAGCCCAAGAGCAGGCGATCTCGCTCGCCAAGGAAAACGTCGGGAAGTGGCAGCCGTACCTGGACAAGTCCGGGGCACTGGCCGACACCGCCGCTGGAGGTATCACGCAGGAGCAAATCGACCGCTACACGAACCCATACCTGCAAGGCGTCCTCGATCCAGCGATCCGCGACATCGAAGAATCCGCCGCGCGCCGCCGCGAGCAGCTTCGCGCGGTCACGTCGATGAGCGGCAACGACCTCAGAACCCCGTCCACTGACCCGAACCGCTTCAATGTCGAGGACTCGCTGCTCGACCGCGAGACCCTGCGCAGCGTCGGGGATGTTTCAGGAAAACTCCGGGCCGAGAGCTTTAACACCGCGACCGGCCTGGCCGGGCAGGATCTCGACCGCAGCCTGAGTTCCAGCAACATCTACGGTGGGCTCGGCAAGTCCGCCGGCGCTCTTGGTGCGGCAGATGTGGCCGGCCTGACCTCCGCTGGTGCCTTGGAGCGTCAGCCTCTCGAAGACGCGCGCACGCAAGCATCGGACGCCTCGAAGCTCTACACCGGAGTCGTTCATGGCAATCAGGGGGCGCTTGCCGCCGCCGCGCAACCAAGCACCCTCACGAACGTAACAGGCGCCCTTGGCACGTTGCAGTCTGCCAAGGAACTCGGGCTGTACTAGGAGAAGACAATGGACGATCGCTCAAACAGCGCCGGTGCATTTCAGGTCGGTACGCCTCAAGCTCCGAGTTGGGAGGAGCGGCTTGCTGCCGTACTCGCGCCGTTTCGATCCGTTGGGAACGCGACCAATTCAGGATTTAGGGCCCTGAATAACGCCTTGAGTCTGCCAGGGACCTACGTCGCTGACAAGGCGAGCGATCTCTATCACGGGGCCCTGGATCTTGAGGATCCGAACGCTGGGGCGGACACCCGTAATGTGATGGGTGCGCTGTCCAATGACGTGGATAACACCATGGCCCCAGTGAGGTCTGGAATCGAGGCGATGCGCGGCGGCATAACGAATGCGTTTGAGGGTCTGCGCAACAAGGAAATCGCCGCCGGTAAGGTGCCTGTACGTACCGATCAGGTTCCACCGATGAACACAGCTCTCGGCGGGATGGACGCCGAGCTTCGGGCCGGAGCTCCGGCATCTCCTGGTCCCGCGCGCCAAGCGCCGCGGCCCCCAATGCCCACGATGCCTCAGCGCCCACCGCTGCAAGCACCCGGCGTCCCGGTGACACCGCAGATTCAGCGCGGCGCCCTGGAAAATCCGCCCGCAGAAGCGCCGCGCCCATCCCTGATGGCGCAGTTCAGGGAGAAAACCGCTGCCCTCGCGCCAGCCGAAGGCAAGGTGAGCGAGCAGGACAAGAAGCAGCGCAAACTCGAATTCTTCCTCAACATGCTCGCCCGCAACAAAGGCGGCTCGACATTCCTGCAGAACGCTGCCGCTGCAGGACTTGATACCTCCGCCGGCATGCGCTCCGACAGCGAGAAGGCTCAAGCGAAGGCCGCCGCTGCGCGTACTCAGCAGCGCGAGGACATCTTCCGCGAGATCGGGTTCGGGGACAAGGACGAGGACAACCGCCGCGGCGATCTCTCCGAGGACCGCAAACTCAAGTTGCTCGAAAAGCAGATCCAGGCCGGCAAGGTCAGCGTGCAGAAGAACGCCGCCACCGGCACCTACGTCGTCCTCGACGCCGCAACTGGCGGATCCAAGGACACGAAGATCAAGTTCCCGAAGAACGCCGAGAGCGGCAACGCGAACATCGAGCTGATCCAGTACCTCGAAAAACTTCCCACGGACCAGCGCGAGCGCGCGCTGAAGACGCTCGGGCGCGGCGAGAAAGACGACACCATGACCGTGTTCAAAGCTGCCGTGGATCGCGTGACCTCCGATCTCGAAGGGAAACAAACCATGCCCACCGCTGTCGAAGAAATGCGCAGCGGTCTCGATTTGGCGCGCGGCGGTAGTCGTACGCAACTCCCCCCTGGCGTGCCGCCGGGCTCGAAGCAGGTCGGCACCAAGGACGGGAAACCCGTGTACGAAGCCCCCAACGGCAAGCGCTACAAGGTCGAATAGATGGCCGTCACCGAGTTCAGGGGCGCCCTGGACGAGTTGCCCGAGGCAGAGCCTTACTCCGGCGACACCGACGAGGAGCGTGCCAAGTCCCCTTCCGCTCTCGACTACCTGAAGCAGGTCGGGACCGGCTTTGTAAGCGACACTGCCAAGGGCCTCGGGTGGGTGGCCGAGAAGGCTGGCATTGACTACGGAACCCGGATGCGTAAGGCCGGGGACTGGCTCGAGCAAGAGTTACTGACAAGCATGACCCCCGGTGGGCGCCGCGCGGCGACCACGCCGATGTTCGATGGAGGGTTGTCAGACCTCAAGGTTGCCGACAAGTGGGGCCAGTCGCTCCTGATGGGCGCTGCCCGTTCTTTGCCCTCCACGGTGATGATGGCGCCCGTAGGCGGTCCCTTGGCCGCCGGGGTAGCCAAGGTCATCCCCAAAGCCGCACAAGCCGCCACGGGCCTCACAGGCCTGCTGGCGCGCAACGCGCCGGGTGGTATCGGTTTCGGCGTTGCCGAGGGTATCCAATCCGGCGCCCTGAACGCCGCAGACTTCCAGACCGAGATCGAATCCAACAGAGGCGATCCAGCCAAGATCGCAAAGCTCGCCTCAACTTCCCCGCGTTTCCGCGCACTCCTCGCCGAGCACGACCCAGATACCGCCCTGGAATTGCTTGCCGCCGAAGGCTCGAATCAGGTCTTCTTGCGCACCGCACCATGGACTGGCGGGGTGTCGCTACTCACCGGCGGTGGTGCCCTTGGTGAGTTGGTCAAGCCCGGCGCGCGCTTCGGCCTGAAGGAAGTGGTGAAGGGCATTGGCCGCGGCGCGCTGACGGAAACCATGCAGGAAGCCCCGCAGTCCGGTGGGGAAGCCTACATCTCCGGCGCCGCCCGCCGCGATTTCATCGACAAGTCGGTGGATCCCTCGAAGGATGTTGTCGGCCAAACGCTCACCGGCGGCGCCATTGGTGGCCTGACAGGTGGTGTATTCGGCGGTGCCGCGCACGTTGGCGGCCGGCCAGAAACCGAGGACCCGAACGGCTCCCTGAGCAAGATGCGTGAACTCGCTCGCCAGATGAAAGAGGAGACCGCGCGCCAGCAGGCCGAGCGCACGGTGAAGGAAGTGAAGGCCCGCGCCGAGGCTGTCGGCGCCACCAAAAAAGGAACCGCAGATGGCAATGAACCGATCGTCAATGCCCCGGCAAATGCAACCGGGACTCAAGAAGCGTCCGCAGCAGGCACCCAAGAAGTCACCGCCGCGCCGCAAGCCGATGTACTGAGCGGCGAGACCGTCGATGCCGCCGCTCACGAGGCGGCGAGCAGTCCGGAGAACGAACGCCCGGAGCCCACGACCCCGCAGATCGCAGCCAACAACGCCAAGCTCGGCCACCCGACGGTGGACGGTATGGACGTGTCGATCGAGAACCCGGCGGGGTCCACGCGCACCGACAAGAAAAACGACCCGCCTCTGTGGTCCGTGGAGATGCAGGACGTTCACTACGGCTATTTGCGCGGCACGCAGGGCTTCGATAAGGACCACCTGGACGTGTTCGTCAAGAAGGGCACGCCGAAGGAATGGACCGGCACCTACTTCGTGGTCAACCAGAACCGCGACGACGGAGCCTTCGACGAGCACAAGCCAATGGCTGGGTACGCATCAGAGGAGGAGGCGCGCGAAGCCTACCTGCGCAACTACGACAACCGTGCAAAAGCTGAGAAGCGCATCGGCTCGATAGTTTCCATGCCGAGCCCGCAGTTCAAGGCGTGGGCGTTCGACAAGAGCGAGAGGGGACCGAAGGGCGGTGAGCTGAAAGCGCCCGTTGCTGGCATAGCAACGACTGTAGCCGAAACTCGTACAAACGCACTCGAAATGCGTACAGCAGCAATCACGAAAGGAGCACCAAATGCCGAAACAGTACGAGGCAATGAGGAACAAATTCGCCAAGGGAGCGAAGAAGGACAGCCCGGCGTACAACGAGGCGCAGTCGAAGGCGACGCGGATCTTCAACGCGCGGCGCAAGCCGGGGCAGAAGCCGGTCTCGGGAAGGAAGCCGTAGGCAGACTGTTGCCAGCCGAACGTCGCGCACGCGCCGCGGCGAAGGCCGCGGAAGCCAAGATCACGGTTCCAGAGGACACGCACGAAATGCTGCGCACGATGGCCGCGAACGCCGGCCACCTGGAGCGCGGCGGACGTGCTGTTGGCGCCGGTACTGCATTCGATGAGCAGCAGGGCATTCGCTCGCGTAGCGAGATGAACGCGGAAGGTGCCTGGCGAACCGTGTTTGCCGGGCAACCTGAGTGGGCCAAGGGCTTCAGCGCTACGCCAGAGGACGTGAAAGCGGCCGTCGAGAAGGCAATCGCCGGAAAGCCACTTGGGGCGAAGCAGAAGGACATCGTGAAGGCGATGCTGGCCGAAGTGAAAGCGACCAGGGAGAACCTGAGCCAGGCAGAAGCGCTCTCGGCGGAAGCCGGGGAAGTACCAGATTCGTGGCGTACAATGACGGAGGAAGAGAAGGATGACCACCTTGACAAGCTCTTCGGCGAAGACACGCGCGTCCCTGCCGGTGCGAAAACTGGCGCGGAAGCTGACGCAGGAGCGGTGGGACCGGCAAGCGAAGCAGAAGCCGAACCCGCAGGCGAGCGCGAACCCGGAGAAGACCGAGAAGAAGTAGTTTCAGCGTCCGCTGAAAAGCTCACTCAGACTGAACAAAACAGGCCGGAAGTAAACCGCCCCGCGCCAGCCGCCCCTCCAAAGCGCGAATTGGAGGGTAGCCCCGCCCTCGCCCTCGCCGGCGAGACTGAGGAAGAAGTCCAGCGCAAAGAAACAGAGCGCACCAAGGCCGAAGAAGAGAAGCGCCGCCGCGAGGCCGCGCCGCCGGCCGAGGAATTCAAACTCGCCGGGTCCGACCGTGCGGCCGACCAAGCTGCCGCGAAGGGCCAGCAGGACCTCCTCGCCACGGCCGCGAACGCACTTCGCACCGCTGCCGACACCATCGAGAAGGCGGCGAAGCCGGTACAAAACGTCGGCACTTCCGCGCAAGAGCCGACGAATCGTAGCGAGGCTACGACAACGCCAGCAGAACCAAGCGGCCCGGCGACAACTGCAGAACAGGACAAGGCACCCTACGAAGTCGCGTCCCCTTGGTATTCCGACCTGACACGCAAGCTCGAAGACCTGAAGCGCGCTTCCGGCACCGCGCAAGAGTGGAAGGCCATTATCGCCCAACTGCCGGGGGTGAAAAAGGATGAAGTTGAATGGTCTGGCGTGAACGAATGGCTCGCGCTCCAAACCGGGAAGGTGGAGAAATCCGCGCTGCTCGACTTCCTCGCCGAGAACGGCGTGCGGGTGGAGGAGACGGTGCTTGGTGGGGAGTCCGCTGCCGAGTATGACGCTGCGGCGCGTAAGGCAGCGACTCTCAGCGAGCAGCAAGCGGTAATGTGGCGCGAGATTGATGTGACCATACCACCCATCCGTGGCGTTGACCGCATGAATCTTCCGTGGTGGGCGCATGAGATGCACGACCCATCTGCGTATGGGGCAAAGGAGGCGGAGGAGAAAGCGCGGGCCGTTGGCCTGAACGATGAGCAGATCGAAAAGTTGCGTGCCTACGGCAAAGTTCGTGAGGAGTATATTCGCGCAGAGGAAGCCCGCAAGGTCCTTAAGGACGCTGGCGCCAGAACGAAGTTCGAGACCTACACCCTGCCTGGCGGGAAGAATTACCGCGAGTTGCTGCTGACGCTGCCGGAGTCAATCGTGCGTCGCAGCGAAGGCAAGAACGACCCCGTACAGCGATTCCGCTCCCCCCACTTCGACCAGCCGAATGTCCTCGCCCATGTTCGCTTCAACGAGCGAGTGGATGCAGAAGGCCGCAAGGTCCTTTTCATCGAAGAGTGGCAATCGGATTGGTCGGCCAAGGGCCGACGCGACGGTTTCCAAGGCGAGTCGCAAAACTACAAGGTGGAGCAGCAGAAGGACGGAACATGGTCAGCGGCGGACGATGGCGGTGGCGGTGAAGGCGGATTCTCTACGCGCACCGAAGCTCAGGCGTGGGCCGACCGCGAGAACAAGAGAGATGCAATCGCCGTGCCGCGCGCCCCCTTCGTTCAGAAAACGGAAGCGTGGTTGTCGCTGGCCCTGAAGCGCATGATCGCGTATGGAGCTGAACACGGCTTCGAGCGTATTTCGTGGACCACCGGCGCCCAACAAGTTGACCGCTACGATCTGTCGAAGCGCATTGACTCCGTGCAGTATTACCCCGCGACGCAGAAACTCATCGCCATCAAGGACAACATCCCGGTCATTCAGCGCGAAGTGGCACGCGAAAATCTAGCCGACTTCATCGGCAAAGATGCCGCTGACAAACTGCTCCGCACGAAGACCAAGAAAGGCACCGGAGATTTCGCCTACTACGGACTCTCAGGCCTTGACTTGAAGATAGGCGGGGGGGGGATGCTCGCCTTCTATGACACCATCGTCCCGAATGTCGCGAACGACGTGCTCAAGAAGCTCGGCGGCGGGCGGGTGACGGCGTTCGACATGCTCGAAGTTCTTGAGGCTGGACACACGCCAGAGCGCGAACCGACGAAGAATCAGCCGGGCTTTGACATCACCCCCAGCCTCCGTGATCGCGCCATGCAAGGCATGGCCCTATTCCAGCCAAAAGCGGCGTACAATCCCTCCCAACTCGATCTCGCCTATGACCAAGTTGAAACTCGTCCCGGCACCACTGAAGAGCAGAAGTCCCTCGGAATTGCCGCGCTCAAGTCCTTATTCAATCGGAATCGTGGAGACGAAAGCGCCCTACAAGGTGCCGCGGACGGTGTGCAAACCGCGAACCTTAAAGGCGGAGTGAACCGTGGGGCCATCAATACCGAGCAGCTTTCCGATTCTGTAGAAACTCAAGCCCAGGCCGCGCATCTTCTTGGCGGCCTCGATGTCCCAAGTAAGGGCAGCAGGGCCCTTACTGGCACCGATCAGTCCACGAGCGCGAAGCGCACTTCGCACGCTCCAGGCCGCGACGCCGAGATTCTTAGCGATGCGGTTCACACAGATGCTTTTAGGGAGCATGGTTTGGGCGGCCTCGATGTCCCACTTCAGGCGGCTGTGCGCGATCTGGTGTTCGCCGCGGCTGAGAACGACGAGGTTCTCAAGTCTGTTGTCCCGCACATTCCCGTTGATGTGGTGAACATGCTCAGACTTGAGAAGCTTTCTCCCGAGATGTTCCTGCATGACGCACCGATGTTTGTCCAAGCCCTTACCAGTGGTAGGGTTGGTAGAGTGCACGTAGGTTTTGCCCCCCTTGGAGATTTGGTAGTCTCCATAGCATCGTTTGTTGCAAAAGTGCCGTCTGTGATGCAGAACCCTGTAGGGGTTCCGACTAAGCGCGGCGCCGCAATGGGAGCAGTGAACGGTGAGCATACTGGTCAAAAAAACAGTATAGCACCGCTCGCGGCACAGGGCATTCTTTCTAGGGACAGAGCACAAGGGGCCAGCCTTCTTGCGTCTGCGCTTTGGAAAGACTTCACCGAGCACCAGGGCGCCGAACTTATTGGCCAACAAGTCGCATCCGCTGAGGATCTCGCCCTCCTCGCGCAAATCCTGCGCGATCCGCGTTTCGAGACCCTGCGCTTCTTCTTCACGAAGGGCGATGCCGTGGTGGGCCATACCGCAGTCACGTCGAGACTTCCCGGCGCCGTGGCGTTCACGTCCTCCAAGGAATTCCGCGAGTCCGTGAAGAGCAACGCCCCGAAGGATGAGCAGGAAGCCCTTGGCCTCAAAGCCCTGAAAGAGACGCTTGCCGGCATCAAGGCGATGATGGACTCCCTAGAGGCTGATGGGTACTGGGTGCTGCACAACCATCCATCAGGCTCCTCTACCCCGAGCTCGGCCGACATCCGCATCACAAAGCGGTTCGCCGACAATCTCGCCGGATTCCGCGGCCACGTCGTCATCGACCAGGACGAGTATTCGATCATCGACGCTGGCGGCGATACCATGCACCGCGTCACCAGGCACGGTTCTCCTCGAGGAGAACCGGAACTGCGGCACGACGCGCTCTCGCAGACCATCGACGGCCCTGGGGCCCTCGCGCGGGTAGCTTCCACCCTGAAAGCGAAGGAAGGTTTTGCCGTCATGGTTAGCACCAGCGGCCGTGGTCAGGTCATGGCGCTCGCCGAGATTCCAGAGGTAGCCCTGAGCGGGGCGACAAAATCCCTTCAGATGCGCGCGATGGCCCGCGTGCGCAGGTTCGCCAGAATGACCGGATCGCCCAACGGCGTCTTCGTCATCTCCAAGAACCCGGCATCGCTGGACTTTCTGATCGAGAACCATCTCGCAACCGATGTCACTGGCTTCCGCGACCCCGCTGACCCATTCGGCCGCCCTGAGATTTCGCGCGCATCCCTCGGCGTCAAAGCCACCGCCGACCTCACGCCGAAGACAGGAATCTTGCGCGCCGAGCAGATGCAGTGGCCGCAACAGGCTACGCTTGCCGACCGCATTGACGCCATTTTGAGGGGTGAATCCAGTCGCGCACCAATTTACCTCGGGGAAACGCCGGCCGTTCTCACTCGCCTTGGGATGCCAAAGTTGCCTGTCGGCATGGACGAATCCACCGCCGACAAGGCCATGTTCGATCACGGTGTCATTTCGCGCGAAATGAAGGTGCTCGCAGACGCTATAGCCGATCCGGTTTTCGTTGTGAATTCGGAGTCCACCATAGCCCCCGCTGGCTCTTTGGTCGTGGTGACGGATTTGGTGAAATCAGATGGACGCCCAGTTATCGTTGGGATTCATCCTGGCGGCGAACTTGCCCGCGTGGCCGCTAATGTGGTGGCGAGCGTGTATCCGAAGGACAACGCGCAACGATCAATCGTGCGATGGGTTCAGGATGGCTTGCGGTACGTCAACAATGAAAAACGCTCCGAGTGGCAGAGATTATCCGGGGTCCAATTCCCCGGGAAGTTGCCAGCGCGGAGCGCAGATAGCATTGTCCTGACTGACGCGGAAATTGTCAAGGCCGATCGTGCGGCACAGTGGGGGGATGACCCTTTCCAGCCAAAGGTACCGGGCATCTTGGAGCAGAACAAGGCACCCTACGATGTGACTTATACGCAACAACAGAGCGACGCGAACATCCTCCGGCAGCCGGCGGCACCATACGGGCAACCGCCCATCGCTGGCAGTCAGACCACCGGCGACGAGCGCGACAGCCTCGCCGCCAATGCGCAGTCGTTCGTGCGCGACATGCTGCACTCCGACGAGAAGTTCAACTGGTGGCACAGAACCATCGGGACGCAGCAGCACAAGGCTCTGTCGAATGCCGACTTTCGGCGCGTGTACGACGAGTCCCAGGCCTTCCTCACCGACGTTTCCAAGTACGCCAATGAAGCCGCTGACATGGCGCGCGACCTCCTGCCGAAGATCGACTCGTTCGCAGACTTCGGGCGCAAATCCGCCTCCAAGGACGACATCGAGGCGACGACCAAGGCGCTCTATGCCGGGACCTTGTGGGGCAACGGCAGTCCCCTGACCGGGCGAGTGTGGTCGGACGAGGAGCTTCGCACCGGGCGGGCCCGGGACGGCAACGTGACCATTCCCGTGTTCACTGGCCTGAACGACCGCCAGGCTGGCATCTACCGCCAGACCCTCGCCTCGGTGACGAAGTCGCTGGACGAGATGGGAAAGTCTATCATCCACCGGCTTGTCAGGGTCCACGGCATTGGCTTTGACCGCGGCATGAGCCTGGACGACGTTGTAGCCGTGGTGGACGAGAAGATCGACGACGCGGTGGTGGATCTCTCCCTAGAGCTGGAACGCGCCCAGGAGGCCCAGGACGAGGCTGGCGTGGCCAAGGTCCGCCGGGAGATAGCTACCCTGCAGGACACCAGGGTGGCCGTCCACGACGTTGTGGAGAAGACCAAGGGTCTTCAGGAGCACGGGTACTTCCCGGCCATGCGCTTTGGCCGTTTCGCCATCCATGTCGTACAGGATCGTGCAGGCGGTGGTGTGGACCAACGCTACTTCGGCACCTTCGAGAGCCAGACCAAGGCGAATCTGGCCGCCCGCGAGCTCGCCAAGGAGTTCCCCGAAGCCCGGCTCGAGCGCGGGGTCCTGTCGGTGGAGCAGGCGCGGCTCTTCCAAGGCCTGTCCCTTGACGCCCTGGAGACCTTCGCCGAGTACATCACCGACGAGGACGGGCAGCCGATCGCGCGGGATCCGCTCGTTCAGGGCTTCCTGAAGGCGGCCGTTGGCGAGCGCAGCGCCCTGAAGCGCCACATCCACAGGAAGGGCGTGCTCGGGTACTCCGACGACCTTTCCCGCGTGCTGGCGAGCTTCACGGTGTCAAGTGCCAGGGCGACCTCGAGCGCCTACCACGGCGCCGAGATGCTGCGCTTGTCGAACGACATCCGCGCCGGCGACGTGAAGGACGAAGCCATCAAGCTGGTGCGCTACCTGCAGGACCCGATGGAGGAGGCGCATGCCCTGCGCGGGTTCCTCTTCGCGCAGTTCCTCGGCGGGTCTATTGCCCACGGCCTGGTGAACATGACGCAGCCGTTCCTGGTCACGGGCCCCTACCTCACGCAGTACACCAGCCCGGCCGACGCCGCGGCGAAACTCGCCCAAGCGGCCACTACTCGCACGGAGAGGCTGACGGGAGCCATTGGTGACGCCTACCGTCGCGCCAAGCAAGAGGGCGTGGTTTCCCCACAAGAGATCCACCAGCTCCGCGCTGAAACCGGCGGATTGCCGATCGCCAAGAACCTTGCCCTGCGCAAACTGAGCTTTCTGTGGGGATCGATCTACTCGATCACGGAGCAGTTCAACCGCTCGACCACCTTCATCGCCTCCTACAGGATCGCGGTGGAGAAGGGCATGCCGAACCCCTATGCCTTCGCGGCGAATGCGGTCCATGAGACGCAGTTCGTCTACAACCGCGGAAATCGCCCGAATTGGGGGCGCGGTCCTATTGGCGCAACCGTGATGACTTTCAAACAGTTCTCGATTTCGTATCTCGAGCTGGCGCAGCGCATGTTCAAGAAGGACCGCAAAGCCTTTGCCCTGATGGTGCTGATGCTGCTCGCAGCCGCCGGTGCTGAAGGCTTGCCGTTCTCCGAGGATGCAGAAGACCTGATCGACACCATCGGTCAGTGGATGGGCTTCGCCACGAACACGAAGAAGTCGCTGCGCAAGTGGGTCACAGCCCAAGTGGGCCCTGACATGGCGCGGGTGGTCCTGAACGGCATCTCAGGCCTCCCGTGGATGCCGGTGGACGTGAGCGTGCGCATGGGCTTCCAGAACCTCATCCCGGGTACTGGCATGCTGAAACTCTCGGAAGAGAACAAGGCACGCGATGTCATAGAGTTGGCCGGCCCGGTGGGGCAGTTCGTACCCGTGGAGGGCACGATGATGGGCAGAGCCATCGAACGCATCGCCAAGGGCGACCTGTTCGGTGCCGTGAAGTCGGCCGCGCCGGTAGCAGTTCAGAACGTCGCCAAGGGCATAGAGATGCTGACCACTGGACAGGCGAGGGACACCAAGGGCAAGAAGATCACCGAGGTCAGTCCCGGAGACGCGGTGTTCAAGATGGCCGGGCTTCAACCGGCGAAAGTTGCCAGAGAATCCGAGATCATCGGCGAAGTACGTCAGGACATTGCCATGCAAAAGCGCATGGAGTCCGAGATCGCCGAGCAGTGGGCGCGTGGGATCATTGACGCAGAACCGGACGTGGTACGCGCGGCTATGAAGAAGATGCACGATTGGAACCTGGACAATCCATCGCTCAGAGTGCGTATAACCAGCGCGCAAATCCGCAGCCGAGTGCGGCAGGCGCGCATGTCGCGCGAGCAACGGTTCGTGCGTTCTGCTGCACCGGAAATTCGCGGCCAGGTACGGCGAGAACTACGGGATTAGTGGGCCAGCAATCACATTTGCCGTAGCCGCGGCGAGCAGAACCACCGCCGGGATATAGAGCGCGTGCCGCTCGCCAAGCACTGCGGCCGTGACGAAGAGCCCGGCGCCGAGAATGAGTCCGATGGTCAATGGTAGTCCATCTATTAGAGGTTGTAATTGGCCTTGGCTTCGGCCCACTGATCGAATGACCACCCTAGTAGTTTCATTTGGGCTGCACTATGTCGCGCTGCGAATTCATGCGCGCCGCAGATGCTCCTGCAGGCGCAGAAAATGGCACCACCAGCACAGCGTAGAGCCGTGCATGCAGCGCCAGGGTTTACCGTCTACCGGATGCAGTCTTGCCGTCGCTGTTCTGTCGGTGCAACCAGCCTTGCGTAAGGCATCTCTTACAACTCCAGCAGAAACCGCACCCAACTTGTCAAATTTAAGGACGAACCTCAGTGCGTCAATCGCGCAAGCCAATGCTGCGCTTTCTGCACTAGACACGCCATCCTGAACGGCAGGCGTAGCAGTCGCTTTCCGTTCGGCGCGTACAGCGTTCCGTTGTCGCTCACTCCCATCAATCCGATCATGTTGGCTCCAGTAGTCAGGTTGCGGTTTCCATTTGCAAATCAAGCAGCGGCCTTCGTGCCATTGGTGAGGGCAGTTTGGCTCACGCTTCATTTTGGGCGATCCAGACTTCGAATCTTCCTCGCTACATCATGCGCGGCGTCATAACTATAGGATTTCTCGCAAACGATGGCCGCTGATTCGATTCCGTCAGAAATCCCCTTCTTGTATTGCTCAAGCCACTTAGCTTCGCCCTCAGCTTCACCGCAACGCTTCCTCATGGCTGCGTGATAGCCGCACTCCGTATCCTTGATCAAAGTGTCGTTTTTGAATCTGCAGGCGCACGACCATATCAGCGGCATTTCATTTCTCCTCTCTGCTCGCCTGAGTGGAAAGTGCAGCGATGTCGATCAGTGGCGCGTCCGCTTTCAGATACAGCGGGTGCGCTGGCTGCTGGCTCTTGGCGTTGATCTTGAGGGCCTGCGGTTTCGCGCCCTGCTGCGCCCGTATTACGTGGAGCACTTCGACGGCTCTCCCGAACAGCGCCCCATGGTTGCCCCAGGCGCAAACCACGATGCGCGAGGCGTTGCAGGCTTCGGCGATGTGCCGGTTGTTCTCTGGCCCTACTGCGTGGTCCCTGCTCATGCCGTAGAGCGCGTCAGGGTCCGTGGAGCGATAGGCGAACAGGTTGACCACTTCAAGACGCTCGCAGTCGAACCGTCGCGCGAAGCCGATGCAGCGCCTGATGGTGGGGTCGTCCTGCGTGGCGTCGGCGGTACTCGGGTTGAGCATCACGAAGCAGCAGGCTCCGCCGCCCACCATGCCAAGCTCGCGGGTCAAGCGGTAGCGGTATTTCTGATCCGCTGAGAGGATGGCGCTCACGTCTTGCTGCTCTCCGGTGGGGCGCTCGGCGTGTAGCCAGGCTGCTCCATGAACGCGCACTTGTGCTTCTTCGCCTCACGGCAGCCATGCGGACATTCGAGCGGTAGGTCGTGCTCCACGCACACATCCTCGGTCGGCTTGCAGCCCCACCTGTTCGGCGGTCTATTGCGGCGGTCGCTCATCCTTGCCCCTTGTCGCTCGCTGTTTTATCTGCGGTCGTCTGGAGGCACGGCCTTGCTTCGTGATACCTGCTTTCTCCAGCCTTATCGCTACATACGCCGCAGTACCAACCACTTCCTATCCGCTTTTCCTTTCGTCTGAGTAACTCGACGCGAATTTCTCTGGCGCGCGACTCAAAGTCAGAGGCCTTTTGTTCTAATGTCTTGTCATCCCACATTTCAATCATGGATTGTTTCTCTTATCTGGAGCAGCCGCAAACACAGCGCGCCAAGCGTGCCATGCGCTCCACGCATCAGCTTTCACTTTATCCGGGCTGTGATAGCCCTCGACGCGCTGCCACTTCGTGTAGTAGTTCTCGCAGGCGGTCATCATCTCTGGCGTCCAGTCCAGCACCCATGCCGGCATCGCTGGTGTTGCGAACTGCGCCGCTTTCACATACTCCCGCTCAAGGTGCTGCGCTGCTATGCGAAGTAGGCGCACGGCTTCGACAGACTCCGCCAACTCCAGCTTAAGCTTGTCGCGCACGTCAGCTACACCGTTGAGCATCTTCCCGCAGACCTCCAGCCTGTCCGTGGTGTCTGCCAACCACCGCTGAAGCTGCTCGATGGCATCAGCAGCCTCGTTTGTGGCCTTCGACGTGTTGGCGCTCATCATCCAGGCTGCGCCCTCCAGGAAGAACGTGGGATAGTCGCGTAACCGAGAAATCAGGCCCGCAAAGCGCCCCTGCTTCTCTGAGGGCGAAGGTGGAGCAGACACCGCAGGCGCAGCTGGAAGCTGGCCATCTAGAATGGATACCTGCGGCGCTGCATTGTTCTGTCCCTCCGGCTGCGCGAAGAGGGCCTCTGCCCGGTTCATTAGATCGGCGCCGGAAATCCATTCGCCGTCAACAGCCTCCCGCAGCAGCATGCGTTCGGGGGATTCGGTCACTTGGTTATCTCCTTCCAGCCTTTGTCAGTCCAGCGATTTCGCTCTCTATCCCACAATCCTTCGGCGATCATGCGCTGCCAATATGGCTCGCACTCGTCACAAGAATGGTTCGGGTCGCACGGCTTGCCGCACGAGCTTTCTACCTCGGCATCTTCACTTGGCTGCTCGGGGGATTCGGTGGGGGAGGACGAGGGCGAGGTCATAAAATAGCCTTTACACATTCGTAGAGGTCGTAGCAGTAGTCCACTTCCTTTGGAACAACGTAGCCGTCCTTTATCTTATCGACGGTTAGAAGTTTTACTGGCCCATTGCGATGAGCAAAGTAGTGGTCGCCAGGAGCCAACACTTCATCTGGAAGAAGTGTTGCCCCTAAATCCTGAGCGACCTTGCAAATCAGGTCGTAGCTCATTTCCCTTTCTCCTCGTTGCCAGTGTGGCGCTTCGTCGGGCAGTTGCTCGGCCATCCGCAGGGACCGTCAGAATCCGTGCCGCACTTCTCGCAGACCAACTTCCACCCCTCCGGCACCTTCGCCGTCCCGCCGGGCGCGGTCTCCGAGAGCGGCAAATGGTAGTAGCGATTCCTCCAGACGATGCGATCACACCTGTCCGGCACTGTCTGAATGTAGGAATCCGTGAGTGGTTCGTACACTTTTCGCGGCGTTTCAGGTTGCGCCAATGCGATCAGCGCGGCCTTGAAGTCCCCCCTATCCACTGGCCGCAGATAGGCGCTCCAATTGTCGTACACCTCCTGCGCGCTCGTTTGGGTCGCAGGCTTCTCCGAAAGCAGCGCCTTCGCCCGCTGATCCTTGAACGCGCTATACCGTGTTTCCCAGTCCGCGTAATCCTCTGGCAGCACAACCTGGGCGTTCAGCATGATCCACGCCTCCTCAATGAGACAGTTGGCATCCTCCAATTGCGGCGCACTCGCAGGCTGCGGCGCGTCCGGCAGGGTGGCGGCGAGGGCACGTCTCGCTGCATACCAACAAGCGGCCATGTCGCCCCTGTCATAAGATAGCTTTGTCCCGTAGGTGTCCAACCACTTGTGAAACTCGATAATTGGATGGTAAGGGCACTTCGCGCACGGCTCTACAGAGCAAGGCTCCCCTGTAACGCAGCACTTCTCCGCCGCCGCCCGAGCGTTCGGGGGCGGGGCTGCGGGGGCAGATTGCAGCACCAATTGCTCGATGGCTGCGCACAGGCGGTTCACGTCTGACTCCACCGTTTTAATCAAGCTACCTGCGTAGTAGCTGCGGATGGCCGGAAGCTCGGCCAGCAATTGCTGTAGTGCCTCACCGCACCGCTTCTCGTCGGTCATTTTGCGATCCTCAGTGGTAGGAGCCAGATGCCGCGCCCCAGGTGAATCGCTGGGCCTGACTCGACGTAGCCCTTCGGGGCCTTCCTGCCGATGTGGAACAGGTCCGGCTTCGGGTGGAAGCCGACCATTTGCAGGCGCGGCTTTTTCCTTGCTGCACGCGCTTTCCGATCTGGGGTACTGGACGAGGGCTTCACGACAGCCTCGCGTTGTCGCCGATGGAGACGCGCACTTGGCGCAGCAGATGGTCGAAGATGTCGCGCCAGTTCTGGTCGAGCGTTTCGTCATCGAGCAGGTTGGCTATCTCCACGTCGCACCGCTTCAGGGTGCCAAGACGGTAGTCCTCGACGGAGAGGCCAGCGCGCTCGGCTTCTGCCGCAAGCACTGCTGGCGTGGCGCATACGATTGTCGGATAGGTGTTAAACATCTCGTTCCTCCCGCTTCGTTGTGTAGCTGTCCGCGCGAAAATGGGCGTCTCTCCGCCCTGTCACGCCGTACTGTGCATCCCGCACTTGCCGCGAATCAGCGGGCCTTCTGGCTCCAGGCGTTCTCATGCCGCGTTTTCTCCCTCGCACTCGGGGGCCGGATCATGTATCCCTGCTTCTGCCGGCGTAAGTTCCAGAGGCCCTTGCGGGCTTGTCAGGGCACTTAGAAAGCGTTGTTCGGGCAACGGGCCAAAGAACACCTGACCTATTTCCCGCACCTTGTACTCGCCGTCTGGATGTCCGGGCTTGTAGTCCGTCATCCAAAAGCGCGTGTGTGAATAGCGGCCCTTGTCGTCAGGCCAACTGTGAATCTCGATGCGCGTGTATCCGTTCATCACTGCCCTACCTTTCTGCTCCAGCAAGACAGCAGCAACCGCAGGATTATTCGGCAAACTCCCACTCGGTAGAGATGGAGCTTTAAAACCAGCACCGTCATGGGGAGCTTGAACGTAAGCACCCGAAGATGCCGCCTCTGCCTTATTTTCCTGCGGCGCTGCTGATCTGTTCATTCGCTGTGTCGCTTCGCAGCCTTAGTCACCGCAGAGCTTTCCCACAGCAGGCGCATCGGTTGTCGATCTCCTCGCCTTCGGTGGTTTGCTCATCGCATTCGCAGTAGGGCCAATCGTCGGCCATGTCCTCCACGTCCTCGAACATGGAGTCATCGCTGCTGCCGAAGACAGGGGCGCCAGCCGCATCTCGAGGGACGCGGCGTCCACCGGTGACTAGCTTCGCCGGGCGGTGGCAGTAGGGGCAGGTGACGTTCATGCCGGGTATTCCCTGACGCGCAGATCCTCTGGCCACTCCGCCGGGTCGCCACCTTTGCGATCGAGGCGGCACCCGCAAAAACCACGCGGACATGGCTCGCGGCATTCACTCGCCTCATACGCCTGGCAATCGACGTAGAACTCCGGTTCACCGTGGCCATTGCCGAGGCACCAGCCGATGGTGTTGCCGCCGATCTGCTTCAGGAAGTACGGCACGCCGGCCGCTTTACACTGGTCGCGCAGCGAACGCGCCCAAGCAATGTCGAACTGGCGCGCGCCTGGCCCGCTCTCCCCACCGACAACAACCCAGTCTAATCGCGGAGAACCTTTACCACCGCAAGCGACGCAGAGCACAGGAAAGGATTGACCATCGGCGAATGTGTGGCACCCGTCTACGCGCAAATATTCGGCAATACTCAACGGCCCGAGCAGCGGCTCTGCCGAGATCCAGCGCACCGCTGCCGGCGTCTGCAGCAGCAGCTGGACGCGCTCGTCGGCGCGCGCTTGGTCCTCGACGCTGACGCCGAGCCAGACGTTCGGCAACGGCTTGAACACGGCAACGGCGGCGCGATTCACTTCCTCCCATCGCAGCGTTTTTACGGCCTCGAATGGCCACCACCGGCCTCCGCGATCCCCCCAATGCAGGAGCAGGGCTGAAACGCGGGCTGCGTGGTTGCGTAGATACATCTGCATGCGGGCTGCGCGCTTCGTCAGGATCTGGAAGGTGTGCTGCGGCGCCAGCGCCATCACAGCGAACACCTTGTCGATGAACTCGTCCAGCACGCCATCGTGGAACAGGTCGGACATGCTGTTCACGAAGATGCGTGACGGCTTCCGGCGGCGTAGCGGCCAGTCCAGCAGCTCGTGGTGCAGCGACACCTTGCCGGTCCACACCGGGCCGCCCTTGGTCAGCTTGGTGAGGCCGGCGTAGGCCTGACCGACTCCGGAGAAGCGGTGCGCTTGCTTCATCGCGTAGCAGTTGGTGCAGCCGGGCGAGACGATGGAGCAACCTCTCACGGGATTCCAAGAGGCATCGGTCCACTCGATCTTGCTGTCAGCCGCCATCGGTCATCCCCAAATCAGGTAGCCGATGCCAACGCCGATGCCAACCAGAACGCCGATGACGACCACCAGCACGCTTACGGTCACGGCACACTGTCCGAGCAGGTCCTCTTCGTCGTCGAAACTGGCGAGTCCACGCGGAATCTCGTTCTTCATGCGGCCTCCTAAAAGGGGATGTCGTCAGCCATATCGTCGAACTTGCTGCCCGTAGGTGCGTGCTTCGTCGCTGCTGGCTTGGCTTCTGAATGCTCGGCAGCCGGTTCCCCGCGAGCGGAGGAGGGAGGAGAACCGCCCCCGGAGTCGGCCCGGCTGCCAAGCAATCGAATCTGGTCGGCGCGCACCTTGAAGGTGTAGCGTTCCACGCCGTCTTTATCTTTCCATTTTTCGGTCTGCCCGCGGCCCTCGATCAGCACCGGAGCGCCTTTCTTCAGGTACTCGCCGGCGATCTCACCCAGGCGCCCGAAGCACACCACGCGCCACCATTCGACGCGCTCTTTCTTCTCACCGGAGGCCTTGTCGGTCCATTGTTCCGACGTGGCGATGGACAGGTTAGTGACGGCGGTTCCATCGGGGAGATACCGCGTATCCGGGTCTTGCCCGAGATGCCCGAGGATGATGATTTTTTGAAAACTAGCCATGTGGTTCCTCCTGATGGCGGAGTTGAGAGCGATTGCGTTCGTAGGCTGCTGCACAATGCTTGTGGTAGTGAGAGCTTTTCCGTGGAACTAAGTTGGACGGGTCATCGAACTTTTTGCAGAATTGACAAGAGCGCCAATCTGCATGGCCGCACTGTTCAAGCGCCCTGATGCGTCGATGCAGGAGGGCGTGGTAAGCCTCGTCCTGGCACACGACGAGATTGGTAGGCCGATTGTCGAGCTTGATGCGATTGGCGTGATGGACCGGCTGATCCTTCCGCAACCGTCTTCCAATCGCGCGTTCCGCAATCAGTACGTGCACCGGCCTGCGCTCCCCGTTGTCCATGACCATCGCGTATCCCTTGGCGATCCAGCCGTCGCCATTTGGGGCGCGGCGCATCGCAGCGTCATCCGCACTACCGTTAGCCAATACCCTCCGGTAGTGGGTATTGCAGAACCCGCGCGCGTGCGCCTGTTGATTGCAGTTGAGAGCCGAGCAAAGCATTACGCCGACTCTTCTTCCTTCCGCTCTTCGATCAGCACGAATGGGTGAATTTCTTGTCCTTTAATACGCCCGCCGAAGAACTTGCCGATGGACTCGGCGCCGCAGAGCTCGGCGTACATCTCCGGCGTGACGTTGGCGTACTGATACCGTTTGCCGCCGGCGCCCTTGCTCTTGAACTGAAGCTCGAGCGTGTTGGTCGCTGCGTCGTGGCCGTGCGCGTGTATCAGCGAGGATTCGCACGGGCAGAGGTTGATCTTCGGGGTGGTCTTTTCCATGGTGGTCTCCTTCAGGTGACGGGTTCTTCGATGAGGCGTTTCTTCGCCGCTTGCAGGTTCACGCCGAGCAGCCAGTCTATGGCCTTGGCCGATGGCACGTTGAAGTGTGCGGCGACGGCGCCGATGATCTCGTCGTCGGTGGGCTTGCGCAGCGGAGTGACGTTCGATGGCATGGGCCTCGGCGCTGGTTGCGCTGTCGGCACAGGCGCGACCTGGACGGCGGCTTGCGCGCGAACCTCTTCTTCCTTGCGGATGCGATCGCGCTCGGACTCCAGACGCGCCGCCTCCTTGGCCCGGTGCTCGGCAATCCGCATCTTCACCAGCGCGGTGAAGTCGTCGTTCTCTTTCAGGACGATCTGCGCCAAGTCGGAGAATAGGAACTGGTGCTCGGCCGCGAGATCGCGCATGACGTTCAGGTTCACGCCGATCTTGTCGGCGATGGCGTTTGCGGCGATCTTGGCCTTGGAAAGCTCGGTGTTCACCGCATCGCGCAGGCTGGTGATGGTCTTCTTGCCCTTCATCTGGCCGGCGAAGTCCGTGGGGACCACCGGCATGTAGGGCGCGCCCAGACGCTTGTTCAGGTCCATGATGTGCTGCGCGACGGAGGTCTGACCCTCGCGCAGGATGTCGGCGCGGATCGACTCCTTCCTGGCAGTGACCAACTTGTTCAGCGCAAGCCGCTTGCCACGCATCGCATCGCGCAGGTAGTCGAGGGTTTTGAACAACTCGTCGATGCTCGCGGTCTTGGAGAGTGCATTCGCTTTCACGCTCTCGATCCTCTCTTCGGCCTCGCTGCAGAACTTGATGTTCTTGTCGGCGTCGGCGAAGTCCTGGTCGGTCTTCAACTCTGTGTTGATCGACTCGATGAATGCGAGCGCCTGCGTCTTGTAGGCGGCAAGGTTGGAACTCTGTACCGTCCCGATCAGCTCGACGCTGATGGCGGGCAGTTCCTTGATCTCACGCCCGTTCGGGGCCGGGAGAACGTTGACGTGCTTGTAGTTGGCCACGTCTTCCTCGAACTGCTTCCAGCCGGCGAGCAGCGCCTCGGCACGGCCCGGCACCGCCAGGTACTCGGTATGCACGAACTTCTTCTTCGTACCATCCGAGCAGGCGAAGATGACGCGCTCGAGGTTGCCGATCAGGATTTGCTGTTCGAGTTGCCAATAGTGGGATGGCGGAACTTCTCCGGCCCGGATCGCCGCAGCCAGTTCCTCATTCCAGAGCTTGTGCTCGAAGCCGGTCTCGCCAGCCATGGTGATGCCGTCGAAGGATGCCAGTAGGCGACTGGCGTCGTCAGAGGCGGTGACGGGGTAGAGCTCTTCGCCAATCATTTCCTCGACGATGGGCCTTGCCCGAGCCTCGGTGTCGTGCCCGCGGTCGAAGAGCGCCTGCGTCATTGGGTCGATCTCCGGCGTGTCGCCGGTGGCCTTCTGGCGCAGCAGTTCGTCGCGCTTCATGTGGTTGCTGGCCCCCATCATCGCGGGGGCGTCGGACGCGCACAGATGCAGGGCGCGCGCAGCGAGCCATTCCGGTGAGCCCTGTACGACGGTGAGAATCTTCATGACATGTCTCCCTATTGCGCCGGCGCGGCGGCGCGGATCTTCGTGAGCTGGTCCTTGGAGAAGTGGTACTTGGAGCCAACCGTGGCGATGATCTGGTCGGCGGTTTTCTGGCCGGACTCCATGAGCTTCTTCCACTTCGGCAGGTTCTTGAGGAACCCGTCATTCGGGTAGTCCTGTTGTTCGCCGCCCCCCGTATCGTCTTTGGTCTTGCCACCAGAGGCGCCGCCGACCTGGCCGTCGTCGTCACCGTCGCCGGTGAGGATGCCGAGGGAGTTGCAGAAGGCGTACCTTTTGCAGTAGGTCTG